TACTAATTTGTTGTACAATTTAGTAGGCTATGTAATTCCTGCAGGTATTGAAGCTCTTGGAGGTTCAACTGGTGAAGCTGCCGCAAGAGCAGTTACAGGTCAAGAACAAGATACAGCTGAAATTTTATTTGAAGGTGTGACAGGACAAGCTTCTTCAGTATTATCAGTACCAGCTGCAGTAAGTGGTCAGAGTTTGACTGACATAGGAAACAACATGGTGGGTAAAGGTAAAAACTTTTTTAAACCACCAAGCTATGGATACCTAACAAAGAAGGGTACTAAAATGTTGATGAGTAAACAAGACGTTGAAGCTGCTATAGATACCATGACTGACCAAGAAATAATAGACTCACAGTTTGTTATTGAAAATGATACAGCTCTCGAACAAAAATATGAGAACAGAAGACAGGAGGCTAACCTTAATCAACAGACTCCTGATAATTTAAAAGGAGAAAGAAGAAAAAAATATATAGAATTACTTCAGGAAAAATCTAACATGGAAAATCCAGATAGTCCTGAAAATAAGGAAAGAATTAAAGCTATAGATGAAGAGCTTGACAACATAGTTAAAGAAGCAGAAACAGATGTAGGAGAGACAATAAAGCTTCCAGATGGTATAGAAAAATACTTTTCTGTAACTCAATTACAAGCTATACAAGCTTTACAAGAAGAGGGTATAGATAAACCAACTGATGAACAGGTTAAAAACAAACAAAAAGAATTGCTTAAATTAGCAATAGATGCAGCTAAAAAAGCCGCATCTGAAGTAGATAGGTTTAAGAATGTAAAAGATTTAGATGATGAAGAAGCTAAAGAACAAGCTAAAGACCAGCTAATATCTGAAGGAATTGTTGAACCAACAGAGCAACAAATAAACGAAAGAGCTAATGCCATTCAAGAGTCAAGCACAACGCAGGTGGATGTACAAGAATCTACCCCAGATAGCCCAGAAGTGGGAGAAGGAGACGCCCCAGGGGTCGTTACCCCAGAGAGTCAGACCCAAGAGCAGGTTGCTGACCAGCCTATTGAGACGCAAACGCAAGAGGAAATAAGTGTAAACATTGCACCGTTTTATGAGACCAGTATAGAATCTACAAATGAAGCCGCTGGTTTAAGAAAATCTCCACAATACGAACAGTATAAACAAGGTATTCAAGATACAGCTAACGAGCTGGGTATTGAAATAGAAATTGATGAAGGAGTTGGTGGTTATGTAAATGATGCAGGAAAAAAGATTAGAGAGATTAGTAATGTAGTTAGATTAAAGAAGGCTACTCTACAACAAGCTGCTGAGTTTGCTTCTATGTTAGCAGCATTATCACCTGAAGTACAAGAGTCAAGTATTGCAGCTGAGTATGTAGCAGACGATTCACCAGGCGTCACTGGACAAGAGTATACACTGGAAGTATCAGATGCAGAGGGCACTTTTCAAGCATTGAAAGAAGTAGGTATTGATGAATATACTTTGAATGAATCAAATAATTTATTAACTTTGTTCAAGTTTAATGACGCTACAGAGGTAGATGTCTTAAATAAACTTAAGCAATTAAAAGAAAATTTAGATGGCAGAAACATCCAATATACCGCAAAAGCAAGGGAATCAATCAAAAGTGAATATATCACAGTTGAGGAAAGAAAATCCTTTCTTACAACTCTTCGAAGGAATCTCATCAACCAAGGCAAAGAGGGGACAAACCTTTATAAGAAGGTCATCTCAGCGATAAACAGAGACGCAGAGAATCAAGGCATATCCCCTAACGAATACATCGGTTCACCGACAGCACCTGAAGTTACAGCTGACCCTAACAGGGTACAATCAATTATAAATGATATAATTAAAAAGACTAAGGGTAGAAAGGTAGGTGAAAGCACAAGTCCAAAAAAAATACTTGATAATACTTTAAAGTATTTACAGAACTCAAAACTTTATCAACAACTTAATGATACAGAGAGAAACCAGTTAGTCAGAGAACTAAACGAAAAACTTGGTATAAAAATTAAGAAAGCTCCAAGTGTTAAAAAGATACTTGGTAAACCTAAAGATAAAAAGGTTGTAGTAAATGAAAGAGTAGCACTTAAAGACCAGATAAGAAAAGAAGCTAAAGCTGCAAGAGAATCAGCGGCTGCTTATAAAAAGTCTATGAAAAATATAGCTGGTCTAATAAGTAGTTTTGGAAAAAACCTTGGTAAGATTTCACAAGCTAAAGTAAAAGCAGTTACAAAAAGATTTGCAAATGTAAATCTTAATAATAAAAAATCTGTAGATAACTTCTTGACATTTGTGGATAATGTATTTACGAAAGCAGATTATGTACAGCGTTTAAACACTGCCAGAAAACAATCACGAAAAGCTAAGAAGCAGGTGGGTGGTGCAAAAACTGGTGTGTTACCAGCTGATTTAAAAGCTGCGTTAAAGACAGTGTTTAGTATAAACCCTGCTTTAATTCCCGAACCTTTATTAGATTCTTTTATAGAACTTACTGCTGAGTATGGTTCAGGTAAAAAAGTTCCATCATTTAAAAAAGCTCAAGAA